AGATTTTCTTTGCTGTTTTCCATGGTACGACCTCAACGATCCGGACCATAGACCCACTGGAAATTACCGAGATTATCAGTAATCCCGATGACATCGAGGACATCCGGTATTATAAAAGGGAATGGTTCACACCTCAAAGTCAACAAAAAACAGGCTATTACAGAAGTTTCGGTAATATAAACAATGAAAACACACTAGACTGGTCCGGGGCTAATATATCTCAAACAGAGGAGGCGCTTGTTTATCACTTAGCCTTAGGTACCAACCAGCGCGGCGCTCCTCTTTTGTTGCCTGTTTTAGATTGGGTGAAATTATATAGACAATTCCTATCCGCCCGCGTTGCGGTTATGTTAGCATTGGCGCGGTTTGCCTGGGATGCCAAAGTCAAAGGAGGCGCCGCTTCGGTGGCCGCCATCAAGGCAGTCTTAAATGATGAAAAACCTGCAGCCGGATCGACTAAAGTGGAAAATGAGGCCGTCACTCTGACCCCAATTAAAACAGATTCCGGCGCTAGGAACGCTTATGATGATGGCCGGATGCTCAAACTGCAAATATCAGCAGGTACAGGAATTCCGGAGCAATACTTCGGGGATCTATCAACGGGTAACCTGGCCACTGCGAAGACCGTTGAATTACCCATGATGAAGATGTTTCAGTCTTATCAAGCGATCTGGGCAGGAGCATACAAAGAGATCGATAATTTGATTTTAGATAAGGCAAACATCCCGGAAGATAAAAGATATATCGACATGGACTTCCCGGCCATAGCACCGGAAGACCAGGCACAGATGGCACTTTCAATTCAGGCCATCATAAGTGCCTTCCCTGAATTCTCTGGGGTGCAGGACGTACAGCAAGCAGCTCTAATGTCCCTGGGAATTAACAACGTAAATGAGGTACTTGACAAGATAGAAAAGTCGTCAAGTACTAATGAGAGCCTTAAACTACGCAAAGCCTTAAAACAATATACTGAAGCGTTAAAGGAGAGACATGTCTAAATGGAGTAAAGAGGAATTAACCAAGCTCTATGTCACCGATGGCATGACATTAGAAGAGATAGGGGAACTCAAAGGCGTGAGCCGTGAACGAGTTCGGCAAGTCATGGAGGGATTTGGGATTAAACGAGAGCACCTTGACAAATCTAAAGTCTGTCAAGTCTGCTTTGGAAAAGGGTATCGTGAGTTTGAGCATGGATTAATCCGGCTGCCATGTAAAGCGTGTAATGTTTAAAGCATTGTCCGAATTAATTGAAGTTCTAGAAGCTGATATACCTGCTAACCCTAAGAGTCCCAAACATCAAAAGCAGGTTAGATCCTTGCAGCGCATACTGGCTGAATATTTTAAGGACATGGGCAATGCGTTCCCGTACTCTAAGCTGGACGGGATTTACAATAAGAATGTAAAAGAGGCAATAGGGAAGGATGCAGATGATGTCATTGATCCAGTTATAAAAGTTTTAAAAGCCACACTGCTGACAAAACTACGTGGTAAATTGGTAGAGATTTATTTCTCTGGCACCGTAGAGACTGTATCCTGGGGTAAAACAAAAGGTGGAATCCCGATTGCTTATGAAGGTCCACCGATGCAAAAGGCGATTGATTGGGCAGAGAAACAGGGTGCTAAATTAGTCACTCAGATGGACGAGGAAACCAAACGGAGACTGGCTAACATAATCAGTCAGGGGATTGAAAACAAGCGCGGTGTACCTGGACTATCAAAGGATTTAAGAACTGCCTTTGGTGATATGACAAAGTTCCGTAGTGAAATGATTTCTCGAACAGAGACAGCAAACGCGCTTTCTCAATCATCACTCACTGCCATGGAAGATATGGGCATAGATGGCAAAGAGTGGATCGTTAATAATCCCTGTGACATTTGTTTAGCTAATGAGGGGGACGGCCCTATTCCTGTCACACAAGCGTTTACAAGTGGTGACATGGCGCCACCTGCACACCCTAATTGTGAATGTGCCATCGCGCCGTTTATGCTTAAGAAATAAAATCAATCCTGCCAAAACCTAACCGCCCTTACGAGCGGTTTTTTATTATCCAAAATCAGGAGGTAAATTAATGCCTTATTCATTAGATAACCCAC